ATTTTTTTTTTATTTAAAATTTAAATATAATAGAATTCAATTCATCAATAGTTGAAGCATTTTTTATAGCAGCTCTATACTGCTGTTTCTTCAAATGACAAATTGAATACTGCTTAAGCATCTGACTTTTAACAGATTTCATTACAGCTAAAGTTATATCATAATGAGTTTCATCATCAGCATCTGTAATATATCCTGTTTCAGAATTAGTATCTTCCATAACCTGAATAGCTCCAGTCATTTTGATAGAGTCATCAATATCAAACTGCATTTTATATCCTTCAGTAGTAACAAAAGAACCCTTCACTGCTTTATTAAATGTATCTTCTAATTCTGAGATTTTTCCAGCTCTAACATCTTCAATAGTTACATCAGTATTATCATCTTCAGTTATAACTACTGGAGATTCTCCCCAAATAGCTATTACTTCATTATAAACATCTAAGGCGTTATGCTCTTCACAATCTTTTCTAAGTTCATTTCTTCCATAATTTGAATTAACATACCCTCGTCTACCTATTCCTTCAAGCACAATACTGCACTCATCTTTAGAAATATAATTGTTTATATCCATTATTATATCAACCTCTCCATTACATTATGCATTGGTTGAATACCAACCTGAGAATAAGAAATGCCCAAGACCATCTGCAGATGTATTTGTAGAATTAAACTGTATATACCTATCGGCTACAGAAGAGGTACTAAACATTAAGTGGTCTACCATTCCCATAGATGTAGCAGAATTACCATGGATACACATCATAGATTTAGCTCCATCCCAATAACCAACTGTGGCTTTTCTAAATGAATTACTAGCTCCGCCATAACCTTGAAAATTAATACTAACAAACAACCCATTACTAGAAAAGGGAAACCCTTCTATGCCCACATTACCCACAGGTTGTGTAGTTACTCCAGAAACCTTAACTCTACCAAAAATATAAACTAAATGGCCTATCTTATAATATGTTCCTGTCTGAATAGAATATGTTAATGCTCCCTTAGTATTTCTTCCAGTTAAAGCAGGAGTCCAAGTACCTGTAGTATATGGTAATCTATTATTAACAAACGCTGTTGTAGCTATTCTAGTAGAATTATCTGTAGAAGCAGGAGTAGTAGATTTAGGTTCTCCAGTAAAAGTTGGTGAATTTACTATAGCGTAATTAGACAAATTAGATTTAACATATGCGGTAGTTGCAATCTGAGTACTATTATCTGTAGTAGCTGGGGTTGGAGCAAATGTTAAGATACCATCTTGATTATAAGTTATTCCTAGACTACTAACAGAACCTGTTGATGTATCAGTAGGATTATATAAATAAAATCCAATAGTATTTCTGAAGGTAGTAGAATTAGTATATCCATAATCATTCAATATTCTAGCAATATTATTATTTGAATTATCTGTATGACCAATTAAAGTATAAGCTCCACCGCCACTAGATATGACTCCTCTAGTTAAAGGTATTTCTTTTTTTAATGGGTTATTCATTATTTTACCATTTAAATCTAAATCGCCATTCACTCTAATCTGCCCACTAGCATTTTCTACTATAGAAGAAGTAGCATTACTGCTTTGATTATAATGAAAATTAATCTGACCACCAGTATTAGCTGTAGTCGTATTTGGATATAAGTTAATTGGTTTTTTAAAAGTTTTTTCACCATCAATAACTTGAGCATTGCTTAAATCAACAGCAGTATCATCTGGTTCTGGTATAGGAGCCATTTGATTATATCTTACTTTAGTAACTGACATCTATAATATATCCCTCCTTACATTAACTGAACTTCAATTTCAATATTATCTTTATCAAACCAAATATATTCTGGGCAATACTTATATAAGACTTCATATTCTGATCTAGGAATCTTATCTATGTCAAAACTATAAATAATTTCATCTGTAGGTTCAACTACTTCACAGAATAGAATATCTTCTAAAGCATCGTGGACATATCTGGCTAACTCAGATCTATATATATTAGCATTAAACCCAGACTTTAATTGTAAGAAGGTATAAACAACATTCTTAGCTTCAGTTATAATGTCATTAATATCTGTTTGAACATCCTCAGATACAAATAATCTAATATGTATTTTAACTGGTAAATCTATACTAAAATCTTCATTATAACTTTTAACTGGATTAGGCATATAGTTATTTAACGTCATATTAGTACTCTTACCACAAGTTCTTACAAACTTAATATTGATTCTATCTGTAATCATACCATATTGATTAAAGGTATTACTAAGATTTAAGAATCTTGAAAGTATTTCCTGATCAAGATACTCTAAATTTTGGTCGTACCATTCTTTAAGAATTACTGGAACATTACAAGCATATAATAACCCATCGGTAAATCTATGGACATCACTTCTAATAATTCTAGTAATATCTTGTTTAAAAATAGTACTTTGTTTATAGGTAGCAATGTTTTTACCATCATACTTTAAAGTAATTTTAAAAGTAACTTGACCAGTAGGTATGTTTTCACTTTTTATTTTTGGTGAAGTAAATACACACATAGATGATTTACTTCTCTCATCATCATCTTCTACTTCTATCATATCTCCAGTGTATTCCATATAGTACTCATTTGTCTGACTTAGATCATAACTATTAGTAGTCATAGTTAAATTAACTGTAATTTTAGAAGATGCATTTTGAGGTAACTTATTGACATTACAAATAAAAACATAACTTTCTCCATTATCTGGAGATGAAATATCTATAGATGAAAGCCCTAAATGAACCATTTCTATCTTAGGTTCAGAACTGTATTCTGTAACCTTATCTTGAATAGTATCTGGAGCTCTTTTTCCTTCAGTTAATATAACAAAGTTTCCTTCGTAAATATTATACAAAACATTAAAAACACCATTTGCATCTTTTACATAGATTCTAAACTGGACATCTATATTACCTTCATAAAGATCTGATAAAGGTACTGTTTTACTGCTATAAGTATACCTACCTTCCCCAATACCATGCAAAACAAAGGTCATTTCTCTATTGAATTCCCCAGTATAAGGATCTCTTAAATACCCAGTAACATAGAACGAAGAAGTATCTATTTTATTACCTAAATAATCTTCAGTATTTAATACTAATACTGGTACTGAAAATACGCCACTTTGCTTATCATTATTTAATTTAAAACTAAATTCTTTAATAGATAAGTAAGTATCTGTATTAGAACTAGTTACTAATTCAGTAATTTCTTCATCCTCAACAATAGCTCCAGATTCAAATATATTGAAAGTGCCAGTATACGTAGCATATTCAATAGCTTCAGTTGTATTAGGATAGGTATAATATAAAACTACTTTCCAAGGGAATTCTCCTACTGGATAATTAACATATGAAATAGCATCTGAAGACATGTTCATAACTGTCTTATTATTATATTCCTGAGTAAAGTTTAATGGTATCTGTTCTGAATTATTATTAATATATAAAATAGCACTAATATTTTCTACTTTCATAGTATCTAATTTAGCTATTTCAATTGTATAAACTAGCTCTTCAGTATTTGGATAAACTTTAGCCTGAGCCATTCTTACTGCCATTTCAACATCATCAGGAGTAGTATCTGTAAATAATATAGGAGCTACTTTTGTAGATGCTAAATTATAAACATACTGTGTAGTGGGTACATCATAACTATCGTCGTATATAATATCAAAAGGACAGCAATATTCATTACCATCAAATCCAACAATTTTAGTACCTTTATTAATTCTAGGATTTGCTGAATCTAATCTAACTGGTATTGATGCTGTTGGAACTAATTTATAATCTGAATCATATAAAGCGTTATAAATAGTAATATCATTACCTACAACATCTCTTCGATTTAACATTGGCATAGCTATAATATTGGTTAACCCAGTTACTCCGGCATAACCTTTATAATCCTCTTGAGTAACTAATCTTTTAGCTGCACTAATAGATTCTACAGTATGTCTTTTAATTTCTTGTAAGGTTTCAGCATCTCTTCCATTTTGAATAGCTAATCTATTAGTACTTAATACTGTGAGTTCTCCCTCAGAAGTATCTAAAGTATTAATTAATCTGGCATCAAATCTAGCCACATCAGACGCAATATTACCTGATGCGCCTAATGTAGTATAAATTGTTATTGTTCCTTTAGCTCCAGATTTAGGCTGATATCCATATACTCCATTACCTAATTTAATTGTTAATTTACTTTCTTCGTCTCCATTAGAAGGAGAATAACTCAGTTCATATTCTCGACCATCATAAGTACTTTGATAAATAGATTTAATTTCTTTATATTTTTCTTCTTCTATATCTACAGTAACTCGATATAATTCTCCTTCAAATCCAGTTACAGTAGTTTTATAGAATTGATATAACACTGGATTATCTATCTCTAAATCATAAGTATAGATATTAACCTGCCATATTTGTATTCCAAATACTACTGTAATATCTCCATCATGCATTTCTATATTATATGGAATAGCTTCTACTAATCCAGTATCAGAATTATATGCTGTAACGTGTAATCCATTTCTTCCCTGTTTAATATAATAAGTATTATAAACTTTATATGGTATTCCTCCAGCATTAATATCTGAACCTGCACTTATCTTAATACTGGTATTATGATTTAAAGTAATTGGAACTGCTACTGTTAATGTTCCCATCGCTGGAGTAGCATTTTTAATCTTATAATCTAATTGATCTGCGATATGTGTTACTGAAGTTCTTAATAAAGCTCTATTTAAAAAAGCTTCATTATATGATAAAGCATTCTGATATAATACATCACTTGTTAAATAAGTTAATGCTTGAATCAAGTATCCCATAAAACCTGATTCATATGTATCAATTTCATCTAAATTAAAATAGTTTTGTGCGAGCTCCACTATCTGTTCTTTAATATCAAAAGGATCAAATGATGGAACTACTTTTGTTGTTGGTGAAGCATTTGCCATTAGTTATCTCACCACCTCTTATTATTAAAACTTTCCACTAAAATCTTGTTTTTTAAATTTCTTTCTATACTCCCTTAACTCAATTAAGCAATACATTAACTCCCTATTCTTATCTTCTAAATCGTACTTCTTATGTTTCCAATTTCTAAACATACTGAGTATAGCTGTATCTAAAGTTATAAAACCATCTTTATCAGTTGGTTTCTTTTTTAATTTTAATTCACTTAATTTTCTTTCAAAAGTAATTGGGCCAAACTTACTTCTATACTTTTTAAGTTCTTTGGCCCAATTTCTTATTTGTATATGTTGTTTCCATATTTTTAAATCAGATTTATTACCATTATTTTCAAACCATTCATTACAGTTATCTATAATATGATTTATATCTTTATAACCTTTAGGAGTATTACCCAAATCTTCTTTAAGGATTAATTTATATCTCATTTGAAATAACTTCCAACTAAGATTTTAACTAAATTCTTTCCTTTCGAGGTATCTGGATTATACTCAACAATCATACCAACACAAACTCTTTTATCCATTCTAGATATAATTCTACCCTTACCATTAGTACCAGGTCCAACTAAACATCCTAAATAATTATTAGGATAATCTGGTTCTAAGCTATTTTCTAATTCAACCCAAACAGTACCACATAAAGCTATTGGAAGTAGATTTCCTTTAGATTCCATCTCTTCTTCAGAAGAACCTAATAATGTACCATATGTATCTGAGCACACTCCAATTATAGCATAATCCGTTGTTTTACATGGTCTAACTACTCCAGAAGAACAATCTAATGCCATTATCTTATGAACACAATTACTTCTGCTACATCCAGATTCTGCTTCAAATACCTCCGCAATATCCTTAAATAATGGATTATAAACTTTGGTAGCATGGAAATAGCCCTCACAATTAATTCTTTTAGTACCAGTAGGGTCAACATTAGTATGTGTAAATTCTACACTATGCTCCTGGTTTTCATCTCCAAACATTCTATACACATATAATTCTGATTGTGGAACTACTCCACCTATTTCAGAAGAATCAGTTAAAGTTTCTGGTTCTAAATCTGGATTATATGTACTTTTATACTCTCTATTAGTATCAGTTAATATTGCAACTCCATTAGGACTATGCTTCTGTTCTTTTTTAATATAATAAGTTTCAGTATCCTGTCTTAGCTGGTCTATCTTAGCAGCTAATCTTTCTACTTCCTGTTCTACGTATTCTCTTAAATCCTGTACTAATTTTTCATAGTATGCTCCATGCTTACCGTCTAATAAATCTGCATCTAAGCCACTTTCATGACCCATATTTGAATAGTTCCAAATAAGACAGTTATTAATATATGTATTAGTAGGAATCCTACGAGTCTTTTCTGATCCAAAGAATACTTTAAATTGTGTTGTTAAATCTGGAGCTAACTCTTCAATATTACAAGGTATAACCTGATCTGAGTTATATACTACTTCATATACCTCTACTCCACCCTTAACGTCACCTCTAAATTTAACATAGACATAATAATACTCTGGATCTTCATATACAAGTAAATCATGATAAACAGTATATCCTGTTAAAGTAGAGTCATTTGTAATGAATTGGGTATTTAACTTCCATTCCAAAGTATTTGAATTGATATACATCAAATACTCATTCTGATAAAATTTAGAATCAACATTATATGTAGCTATAATCCTTAAGCTATTATTATAAATTTCATTAACTCCAGTATCTACATTATAATTATTTTTAGGTAAAGCTCTACATAAGTAATACTTATCTGTAGTATGATATCCTGAAATAGAAGTACCTTTAACTCTAATATAAGTTCCTAACAGATCTCCTAACTTTTCATTACCCATTTCTCCTAAAACATTATACACTGCAGATGTAGTGACTGAATTCAATTCTTGTAAAATCTGTTCATAGATAATATTATCTTTAGGTGTAATTAATCTAACTTCTTCACTAATATCTCCGTTAGAATCAAAGAATATTCTATATAATCCTAAATGTATTTCTGGATCATAGTCATCTTCTTCTATAAGTTCTATTCTAGCAATATTTGCTGGAATCACTTTCTCATACTTATATGTAACAACTACCATCAATGAATTATCTTTAACTTTATTTTTAAAGTATTCATTCTTGTAATCTACATAGATTTCTGTATCTTTTTTAAACTGGATCAATACCTTATCTTTAATAACTTGACCACTTCTAATAAGTAACTTTAAAGTAGTATCCTGAATGGTCATCATTTCCATTCCAGTTAAAACTATGTTATCTCCATATATTGTATTGATTTGATTTAAAGTATTTGACTGCAATAATGAAAATGGATCTAATGTTCTAGTCTGATTCAACTGCCAGTCATTATCATTTTTAAAATTGTATAAGACATTATCTATCATTGAAACACTTCCTTTCTAAAAGTGTAGTTATGGGTGTATTCCTTATTTGTTCAAAATATAAAAAATGAAGATACCTGAACAACAACGCTCAGATATCTTCCTTATTTAAATAGCATTAGTTCTTCTAATACTTTACTTATCTTCAAAAAGTATCTATTCTTATTAAGATACTCTTTATATGTGTTTATCTTATACACATCTTCTGCAGTAACTATATCTAAATCAATTACTGAATTCTTCAAGCAAAGATTTCCTTTTAATCCATCTTTACTCTTTTTGCACCAATCAATTACATGCATATTATACTTATTGCTATAAAAGAAGTTTTCAATTACACTATCACTACGCTTAATTAAAAACTCTTTTATAAACATACTATAGATATTTGGTTCTAACTTATTAATACCTTTAATCTCTACAGACTTCTCATACTTGTTAATCTGTACGCCTTTATCTAAAAAGTATATATAGTCATATTTAAATACACTATATTCGCCCAATACATCCATATAAGTATAATTATACTCATTTGTAACTACATAACATCCATCTACCTCTGATTTAATAATATCACCATATCTCTTACCCATATATAACACATCTTCATATACATCATATCTTAATTGATTCAATTTGTTCTTACCACTATAACTCAATATGATATTAGTTAAAACATAATTATACAAATACTTCTTTGATTCAGGCAATAAATAAGATCTACTAATCTTATTACAAAAATAATTATATAATCTTAATTCTTCTTTACTTAAATACTTTATACTATAATTCGTAAAAGCTCTTTTAAAGTCAAGCTTAACAATATTGTTATATTTACCTACTTCAGGATTAATAAGTTTAATCTTATTAGAAGGATCATTATTCAGTTCTTTTTGAATCTTTACTCTATTCCAAAACTCTGTATAAATAGAATCATAATTAATAAGTATTCTATCAAAATCTAAAGTATTGGTACTATATTTATAAAATCTAATCAAATCTTGTTCAATACTTCCTACAGATGAGATATACTTTAAATTGCACACTTCATGTAAATATTCATATAAAGTAACCATTAAAGTATATCCCCTTTCCCTAGATCTTAAGAAAGAGTATAGCAGAACTCAGTAACTGTGTCAATAGCTGTTTTTATAAAAGATCTGACCAATCATCTTGGCCTAAATTTAAGTGCTTTCTAACTCCATATGTTTGGAACATTTCCATAACTTCTTCCGCAGAAGTTCCTGTATAATTTCTAGTATTATTCTCAAGTAATCTTTGAACTACTTCAGAACCTCCAGACATAACTTGTGCATTTTGATTTCTTTCTGATAAGTTTGGATTGTACCCATCTTTAAGATCATTATTAATTTCTGGGAGCATATCCATTAGTTCAGAATCTGTTTGTCTATTTCTAGCATTTTTTAAATGATTAAAAACAAACTTCTGTTCATGCTCTAGTAAATATCTACACCAACCTATAGCAAAACAAAGATCATCATGAGGTACCCCTTCGATTCTGCCATTTCTTCTTCTTTCTAATGTAGTTGCTTCTAATCTTAATTGATATGATTTTACTTTGTCCAAATTATACATAAATAAGTTATAAATCTGCTCCACACATAATCTTCTACTATTTACTGTAGAATGTATGCCTAACTTAGGATTGTAAATATCGCTATAATCCCCAAATATATCAAATTTATATTTCTTTGAAAGCATTTCTAATGTCTGGTTGCCAACGCCATTCTTCTCTATAGCAATTAATTTATATGGTAAATAATCTAATACTTTAGGTATATATCTATCGCAAAAATCTGTAACAGAACATTTAAATTTAGCCTCACAAACCTGATTCTCAGTATGATAATCTATAACTTCTATAGTTGATGAGTCAGTACCATCCATAGTAGCTGTATCTATGCCTACTATATATCCTTTATTAGGATTAGGCAATTCAAACCATTTAATATAGCCATCTGTAAATTTTTCTTCAGAAACTGGTTTAGTTGCTTTTGATTCATCTTGTAAATCTCCCATAATTTCATTAGGGAATAATGACTGATCATTAGCAATAAATTTAAGGTTATACTCCTGATCAACTTTAGCATTGATTTTATCTGGAGTACAATGCTCTGCGGCGCAAACTCCTTCAAACCATTTATCATCATATACTCCAGTTTCACTCCATAGATATTTAACTGCAATTAAGTTAGTAGGATCTCCCTGTTCGCAAGCCATCCACTCTTCATAGAATCCTTGCCCAGTTCCAGATCTACCATTAGGAGTAGAAGTATATATAACACCATAAGGAATTTTATTTTTTAAAGCTACCGTAAAGCTCATTGAAGTAGCAGGTAAAATAGCAGATAAGTGTTCTTTAAGGTCTACAAAAGCAGCCTCGTCAATCCACACTAAAAGCGGTCTGTAACCTCTACCTTTAGCAGAACCACCTTTTTTACTTGAACTATTTGCAGATTCAACTCTAAAAGCAGAACCATTAGCTAAAGTAAACCCTTTATCCTTAGTATCTGTCACATATTCTGGTCTTAAAAACTTAGGAAGATTATCTATCATAGCATGAACTTCAGATATAGTCTTTTTAGCAAATGTAGTATCTTTAGTAAAATGTAATATTTCATAATTATCAAAACAAGTTAATAGCCATGAACTTAAACCTTCAGACAATTGTGTTTTACCACACTGTCTCGATGCCATAAATATCATACCATTCTTATCCGGTTTAGTTCCATTATCAGAAGCCTCTCGTTCTTTTTTCCAAATATCTACCCAAGTTTTTATATAAGTTTTTTCTTGAATAGGCCAAGGTTTAAAATGAATTAATTTACCTGTACCTGATTCAGGCAGCATAGCATAGTTTTCTAAAAAATATTGGAAACCTGTTTCCAAATCTCTGCATTTAAGTTTTTCTAATGCAGCATCTGCTAATGAAGTTATATTAGGCATTTATAAAGTCCTTAACATTTCTAAATAAGGTCTTTTATTAGGTTTATAATAGCTCATAATAGCAACTATTTCATCTGCACAATAAAACTCTTGATAGCTAAAATTAAACCTATCTATATGATTTCTTATCTGATCATTCCCAATACTTCCATAGGCTGTTGTCAATACTTCATTAGCTAATTCAAAATAATTATCATTAATTACATAATCCCTTCTAGATAATAACATATGGAAATAAGTATCTGTAAATTTACTATCAATATCCCACATTCTATCCAGCATCTTTCTTAAACTATTTTTATTCTGCTTATAGTTAAATGCCCCGTCCATTATAGCTGTTACTAATTGTATCTTACTTTCTTTATTTAAATCAAGATTAATCATTTTACAAATAGTTTCAACTAAACTAGTATAGAATACTAAGCACATATTTTTAAATAACTCAACATACTGCTTATGTCTTTTTTCGGCATAATAATGACAATATTCATGTAAGATTATTTTAAAGATATCTAAATTAAGTCTATCTCTATCTATATATCTAGCAACTATAAGCATCTTATTAGTAGATGGGATATAACAACCACCTAAACCAGTTTCATAAAAATTATCTAAGTCATTTAAGGTTTGTGTAAATAAATGAGCCTTACTAAATAATGCTAATACTGGCCGTGCCATTCTCATAAATTTGACAAACATACTTGGTTCAATACTAACTAACTGGCAGAATCCTCTTTTAATATCCTTTCTAATTCTTTTTATAAGTAAGTCTGCCCATGGTTGTTTAGCTAAATACAAATAGTTCTTTTCATACAGATTATTGATAATATCTAAAGCATTCTGAGGAGTGGCAGATTTAGCATAATCTACAGGATCAAAGGATATCTCATTTAAATAGTTATACTCTTCAATATTATTTTTTACATACTTAAATTCATTTGCATTTACTTTATTTGCAATATACTCAGTATAATCCATTTCTTTAAGTAAGTTCATTTTAATACACCTCCTGTTGATGTATTTGCTATTTCTAAAGAACAAATACCATCCCATTTAACTCCATTATTACTAGCTAAACTAATAGTACTGCTTATAATATACCCAGTCATTTCAAAACCAAAGAAATCAGTTATAGATGTATCATATTTAACTTTTCTTCCTATAACAAAATCAGTTATAATCATTGGGTCAATTATATTACAACTAGTTATTAAATTATAAGATACATCTGCACTCAATGCGTTTTGTTTAGTTAAAATATTATCGTTTCCAGCTATTAATCTTGTTTTAGTTTTTTTAATCTGATCAAAGTATTTATAGTTATCTGTTTTTGAAATAGTTTTATCTTTTTGAGCCAGTTTCTTTAGGTCTAAGGTTTTCTTTTTATAAATAGTAGTTCTAGGATGTAACAGCAATACTACATCTTTAGAATACTCTAATGTTCTACTTGGTAAGTCAGTATCTATAGCGGGAGGGGTTCTTAATAAATAATAATGGTTATCTATAGTATAATTCTTATTAGTATTATCTTGGTCAAAATATAATGTAATTGGAGTACTATCTCCAACTAAGGTATCATTGACACTTTGAACATAAATGTTATTAAAGTCTGCATACCAAATAGGGCTTTGATTAGTAAATCCATATGTATTATATAAGTATACTAAGTGTGAATGAAACTTATTTCTAGTTAAAGCTAAGTTGTTAATTTGAGTAGTATTTAGTTTACCTAACTTTAAACTAACTCCTCCACTCTTTCTAGCTGTTTTAAACAGTTTAGTAAGTATTGATGATATATTACCGCTAGAACTTAAACTTATTTCTGAATTAAGTAAAGATATCAAATCTTTAGGAAAAAACACATGGTCAATAGGTAATCTAATAGTATCATTAGCATCATTACTTTTATTAGTTATTTCAGTTGATTCAGGAAAACATACAAACTTACCTTTAATTTGTCCCCTAGGTATATCTTTACCAGAATTACCACCTTTTTCAATTATAGTTAAATCCAGTTCATATGGTAATGATACTAAGTTAGCATACTTAATATCTAAAAGATAATTTAATTCTAGTTCAGGTAATAACTCAAAATTAGTAAAGCTATAACTTATATTAGTTACATATCTACTGATATCTAAAGTAATTTTATCTTTATTTAAGCCTAAAGTAATTTTAGCGTCAATAGTATATCCAGTGCTATCATAAGTATTAATAGCCATTTAAAAGGCCACCAATCTTTTCAGTTTCTCTTTGTTTCATTTGCTCTTTAGTTAATACATGCAGAACATTACTAAACAAATCATTAGTAGCTTGTGGTTTAACTTTAATAACATTTTGATTAAAGATATTTGAAGGTAATCTACAGGTTAATAACATTGAAGCAAATGATAAACCATTGCTCATACAAAGTAAACCAGTTAAACCTAACTGTTGAATAACTTTATCTCTAAAATCACTTAAAGAAGTTGACGGTAATATTGATTGAGTATTGAAGTATTCAAACATACTATTCCAAGTATTGATTTCTATATCTGGCGTAATTGGTAAAAGAGCAGTATCATAATTTATTTTACCCCTAGTATCATGAGTAAAGAAATAATGAGTTAAAGTTCTTGCAACTCCATTAACATTAGTTCCTTCTAAACCAAGATAATTTATAATAACCATCTTAGCCACTGCACAGTACATATTAGCAATATCTTGTTCTTCTATTTTACTAAAGTCTATTTCTCTAGCATATATTCTGGTTAATAATGAATAAATGAAGTCTACTATACCATGGAAAGCACTACTTAATAAAGTAGGGTCATTCTTAGTTAATAATATAATCATGTTCAAACCATATAAAACTGATGCACTAAAATCATTAGCATCTTCAATTACAATCGTTTGTTTAGCTAAATTTTGATGTATAGTAGCTGCGGTCATATTTAAACAAATTTTACCATCATTAGTTATAAGAGCAGGTAGAGCAGATAACTGATTAGGTAACTTTATCATAAACACTTTTTCCCAATTTAAGAAGTTCTTATAAAGTATAGATGTATTACTGTAAATTTTAGACTCATATATATTAAAGTTTACATCTGTAGAAAAATTGCTTCTTAATGGAATACTTTGATTTGGAACTGATTGTAATATAGGTATTGTTAATCCTGGTATTAAATCAGTTGGACTAGAATTGATTCCCTTATACATAATCAGTCTCCTTTCTTTTTATAATAAGATGTTAATTTCATGATTCTTTTCTTAACTTCATCTTCACCTATTTCATGAACTAATTGTTTATATCCTAAAGTACTTTCAACATCCTTAAGTTCTTTATTAAATCTATTGCTAAACAATCTATCTAAAATAGGATCATGGTCATCTCTTTTTTGTGAAATCTCTTTTAAATGCTGGGCATATTCATCAGCATCAGTTACTTCATTAACTGCTTGTGCATTCTGGTCATCTATTCTTAATATAAGATTAGTAACATCATTAGGTTCTAACATCTTGTATTCTTCAGATGAATCCATTACAAAATCTGCATTAGAGTACATTCTATTCATTAAAAGAATTAAACTATTTAAAGTAACATTTTGATACTGGTCATATGCTATTGTAGGTGTTGTATAATTATCCTTAAAGTCCATCTCATATGTGTAAGCCATATCTCTAAGCTCTTCATATTTTTCCATAAGAGCCGGACAAGATACGTCATATATTTCTAACTTAGTTATAGACTCTCCAGTAGTATCATACTTATAATCACCAATATATTCTTGCTCAGCATTTATAATAAGTTTTTCAAAGAGATTATGCATTCTATAGTCAGTTCTTTCATTAATATGATCTGCTACATCTGGTGTATCCCACATAGTATATAATCTCTCCTTTTATAATAAAGATAAAAAAAAGACTTGACCTAAGTCAAAGTCAATGCTATTATTTGTTCAGATTCCTAAGTGGATCTTTGTATATATATTATATTATTGTAT